ACACCTGTAGGGTCTAACATTTCCAAGTCTAAGTCTTTCTTATAACCTGCAGCGTATCCCATACGACCTGTAACCGATTCTGCAGTTAATCTTACCCATTCCATTAATGCTTGTGAAGCAGAAGGTCCTATTGGGTCTCTGAACGTTACATTAATAGTGTTCCATGTAAATCTACCCGCAACGTAAGTAGATGTGTTTAGGAATGGAATTTCAGTCGAATTAATTTGGACATTAGGTCTTGAGGTCGACTCAACGTACCATGAGTTTATACCTAATGATGAAGGGAAAGTAAGAACAAATCTATTTTTCCTTTTCGGTTCATACGGTACGGGCATTTTCATTAATAAATCAGCCATAGTATTTTGGTTTTAAATTTCTTGTTTATTTAATTATAAATATCAGCTCAGAACTTTTTTCTCTTTACTTTTATTTTTTTATCTGTAAAATCTTATTCCAGCAGTTATAAATTATACTTCTAATTTATCTCCACCTTTAGTTAAATAAGTTTTTACTGGGCTTTCTTCATATTCTTTATCTAAAAACTTTTTTATTGATTCAATATTTCCTGGGTCATCATCAGAAAAACCAATTAAAGGAGTAAAGTTATTCTTTACATCATTAGTAAATGTTACTTTTTGTCCTAGTTTCTGGCTTTGATATTTAACATAGTTTATAAATTCTCTTAAAGCTTTTATTTTACCTTCTTCAGGATTAGATGCTGAACCTTCACCATAAGTAACGGGATGATACTTACACATGTCTAAATATTCTTTTATAAGTAGTTGGTCGTCTTTTAAGACCTCTCCTGACAAATCACGATATTCTTTAAGGTTCCCGATAAGGGTCTGTGAATTAATTCCATTATGGTTTGTAACAATCATATTGTAGATTGCATCTTTTAAAACAGATGGTGTATGACCTCTAGCGGTTATAATCGCAAAAATAGAACCTCCGTTGATACACTCTACAAAATCACTCCACGATGGTCCCGGCTCCGCTAACATAGAGTCGACAATAAATCTTTTATCACCTTCTACACCGAAATTTCTGTAAGGATTTTCTGCGTATCCGACAATTAGTTCACCTTTATATTCAAAAGGTTCTCCACCTATTCTTTGTCTATATTCCGCGAAATCTTCAGTAGACATACCTACCTCATGACCATCATCAGCAACTAACATGATTTGAGTTGGCATAGTTACGATATTATCATCCCAGTCAAAAGCATAATACTTGTGGTCGGGATTACCGTCTTCCATACCTTCACTAACTAAAATGTTATTGAGGTTTTTTCTTATAATCTGTTTTAGACTCATATATTTTACTTATTAAGGTTCTGAATAAGTCTTTCTAATTGTGCTTCGGTCATAACAATGTTCTGAGGTTTCTCAGAATAGGTATTTACCCCATTACTCTCGATTTCCATAGACTCTCTTAAAATTTTCTTTTTGAATTCCATTTCTTTATTTTTTATTAAACGTTTAATTAAAGGCTAAAAATGGGGGACAGATTAACTGACCCCCATTTAATAATTATCAGATATCTTCAAATGATGCACCTGTCGGTGTGATTAAGAATTCGATATCAATAAATTCTAATGCTCTTGTTGGTTTTAGATAAATTTTTCCTACTAATGTATTATTATCTAAATCCTCAGGAGTGTTCTGAACTACGACTCTAAAGTCAATTAAACCTCTATCTCTTCTGATTGAATCTAAGATTGGGTTTACTGAATCCAAGAATTCTTGTCTTACTTGGTCGTCATTCTGTTCGAACAATAGTCTTACTGCCACCGCTGAAATTAACTTACGAGCTTGTAATAACAATCTTCTAACGTTAATTCTGTCGAGTGCAGACTCTTTAACTTGAGTAGTTTTATTACCCCATATTACAGTTCCCACATCTGAGAAAGTTGCAATCGGATTAATTCTACCTTTGTATAAGATATCTCTATCATCTTGTGTTAACTTCTTACGTGCTTTAATACCATTAACCAAACCTCTTGTGTAACCCGCTGATGCGAACCAAGGGAATGCGATATTATCGGTTAGTGCTAAGTTTCTAACAACCTCTGCCGTTGGTGGTAGGTATATTTGTGTATTATTAACGGTGTCTCTCGTTAAAATCCAAGGGTAGTAAGTAGCGGTGTAGTTAGAATCGATACCCGTATCCTCAAGGTTTTCAGTTGATTCTTGTGGGTAAATAAAGTTACCTGTAAAGTCTGAAGTTGTATTAACAAACATATTGTAATCAGGGGTAGTACAAATGTAGATTGAGTCAGCTCTATCTGTTTCAATAAGGTCTATAGCCTCCTCCACAAGATTTGAGTTGTTTACATAATCGACACCTGGTGTTGTGAATACATTAATGTTTACCGCTTCAGGGTTAACGAATGTAGACTGACCCCATAAGTAAGCGTAATAATCAGTATTTCCCCAGTCTTGTTTATCAGGACCAACTATTGTTTTAAACGCCCCCCATCCTGTTGCGGTTGGGAATCTTATGGACGTTGCCGCTCCTTTGAGGTATCCACTGTTACCTAATATGAATCTATCTCCGTTAGTACGGTATTCTCTGTAAATATCCCAACCATCAAAACCACCTGTGGGTATTAATGTAAACTTACGTGAGTTTAATCTATAGTATGGTGATGTATCACCTGGTTCACTTCTAAACGAGGCGTCTCCAACGTCGAACGCAGTTTCACCCGAAGTAGTCCATTGACTTGAGATAGTTATCACGGTCGCCCCTGAATCCATATGGAATCCTTTAGTTAGTACTGCCCATGGTGACGATTCAGTTGCTGTTGCTAAGTCAGTAGGATTTTGTTTACCTTTGTAAGATGCAAAATCAACGTCGATACCAACAGTGTTTGACACACCCAAATAAACTCTTCTTGGGTTATCTCCTGAACTTCTTGTTACATTATCACCACCCGTAGTACCGAATGGGGGATTTGCAATAATTTCACCTGGAGTATCATACTTTGTTTTATATATTAGATGAGGTGACTTATAATTTTTATACTGTCTTGTTTGATAACCTCTAAAACCACATGGTAAAGCATCTATTGGTGCTTCTTCATTAATTTCTAACATAATATAACGAGACTTTAATTCGAAGTCCCCATTTGCCGTACCTACTTTTTTAGCCACAAAACTATTAAGATTTGGGTCCATTGTACAGTTTGTGAATTTCTCTAAGACTACGGGACTTGAGTCAGTGTCATAAAAATCTCTTACAACTATATCAAAAGTTAAATTATTAAATGAAATATTTGCAATTGATACTTTTATTTCTCTGTTCGCACCACTACCGTCTGAAATTGAGATGAACTTGAATAAGTTAAATACCTCATTACCCCTTAATTCAGAAACTACATATGGGGTGAATGGTGTTTGGTATCTATCTAAATACCAACCGATACCTGTATTATCAGTATCGGTTCTAGCGCCATTGAATGGTAATAAATCGGTATTTAATCCTCTGATTTTACCTTGTCTATAACCTGTATTTAATAAGTTATAGTAAAGTTCCCCTACCATTAGAGGTACTTCGTTTCTATCCTTACCAAAGTTAGATTGTCCTAATACCTTACTTAAGAAGTTAGGGTCACTTAATGTGAAAGAGGTGTCAAAAGTAAACGTTTCTGAATCACTAGTTACACCTGATAATTGGAATGTTGCAAACGGATTGTTTGTGATTCCTGAATACGCGGCACTACTATTAATAGTGACATCAGTTAATCCCGATACTTCATATACTGGTCCATCATCATTACTATATGTTGAGATACCTCTTGAACGTAATGTTGAAATCACCATATTATGGTAATCAGTAATTACAGTACCTGAGTAAGTTGTATCATAAACAACCGCAGTACCTGTATAGTTATTACCTGACGTATTTGTAAGACCTGTAACGATTAAACCGAAACCTACACCTGAGTAGTCTTGGTCTGTAGAATCGTATGGGAATAAAGAGTAATACCAAGAATCATTTTTGGATGCTTCAAAATCGGCGGTATCGATAGTTAATCCGTCAACATCAAGTACGTTAGCACTACCAGTCCAATTTGATGTTCCTGTAATTGTGTCGTAGGTTCCTCCACTTACCGTACCGAACATGTAAGCAGTTTTACCTGAATTTGATGGGTCTACGATATCTTTATAAAGACTTGTTTTAAAATCATCCTCAATTGTGCTAACACCACCACTAAATGTAGTGTAAGGTAATGAGAAGTAATCTTCAATATATCCTGGTAAATCACTATAATTAGTGATTGTTGTCGAAGCGCTAGTTCCTGATACACCACTGAAAGTCACCGTAAAGGGACCTGCATTACCCGTACCAACTACTGTGTCTTTTTTAAGATTACCTACAGTTGAGATTGACCAAGCTGGACCCGCATCATAACCTGATAAACCAAGTATACGAGTTACAAAAAGTTGATTTGATTGTTGTAAATATGCCTTAGCAATGTATGCCGCTTCATATTTTGGAATCTGAGTGTTTATAAATTTGGTTGGGCTTGTACCGCCAAAATATGCAGTGAACTCATCGAAGTTTGTTATAAAAATGGGTTCAAACGCAGGACCTGACTGAGTTTCACCAACAATACCTAATGTAGTTACACCAACACTTTGAGCTACAAAACTTAAATCTCTTTCTGATGTGTATACACCGGGAGATACGAATACTTTGTCTGCCATATTAATTAGTTTCTATTTTAATTTATTTATTTGATAAATATTATGTAAAAACCGAAAGGACAAATACGTATAACGTATATTTATTTATTAGGCGCTCTTTTTTCTACCTTTTTTCTGACTTATTAAAAAAACCTACATATGAAAATCAAAAACCTAAAAATATCTGAAGAACATCACTCACTACTAAAGAGTTACTGTAATAAGAAAGGATTAAAGATGTATAAGTTTATTGAAAAAATGATAGAGGACACTTGTAAAGATATGACAGATATATATGGGGAGTAATTAAGTACTGTAAGGTATATGTGCCTCGGACTTTATAATCGACTCTTTTGTCGGGTCTAACTTAACAACATCTATCTTAATAGTGTCGTTAGTATTTATCTCAATTGATGGTAGGTCGTCCCCCATGTAATTATTGTTTATATAAACTGAGTACTCATCGACATTAATTGTGTCTAGAAAATTTAAATCTATCTTATAAGGATAAACCTCGGATAAACTAGTCACTCCCGATAAGAATAAAATATCTAACTCAAAGTTCTGAGGATTTGGAGGATGTTTTTTTGCACGTCTAGACTTAGTGTCTACTCCGACCTCATACAAGGTCAATGCCCTCGTAATCGCGGGAACTATTTCAAACTCCTCTTCATCAATTAAAAACCCTAACATTGTAAATGTGTAGTTTTGGATATAGTACTTCCTTTTCTCAATATCTAATACTGACTCATCAGATATACTATCTAAAATAATAGGGACGTAGTGACCTTTAACAAACGTATATGCTTGTCTTGATGAAAATTTTTGTAAAACAAGTTTGTTAAACTCGTTTAAATGTCTCATCTTAGTACAAAATATTTTTATATTGTATGTAATGTCTACAGGTACGGGTTGTGGTATTTTGTATATATCCATACCTTTTCTTTGACCGTCCCACGTTGGGACCTTTGCATAATAAAATTGTTTTCTATTAGGTATGGTGTATTGAAGTGATGGATTTGAACCATATTTCACTTCAGGTTGTCTTACTGTGGCAATAAATGGAGGTTTAATATTTTTATCCAAATCCTGAAACCTCCACGTTTCAGTAAACTGAGCCCAATTCTGAGTAGTAATAATAATATCAATAGGGTTTACGGTTTTACCGTCAGCAGACATTTCTAAATCTTCCTTTACAAAATCTAACATACCTCGGTCTAAGTCGGCGTGTAAAACACTCTTGGGTAAGTACGTACCATTTTCTTGAATATACTCAAGAAGTTGCTCCCTTCTTTCTAATAAAATTTTATCGGGAGTGATTTTTAAATCTTTTTTTATTTTTTTTGGAAACGCCATTAACCTACAATTTCATTAATATGGAATATTTTATTTTTTGTATTAATCATGTCGATTTCATTTGCATTATAAATTGGCTCTTCACTATCCTTTCTTACAAAAGAATCGTACTTATATGGATTGTAAGTAATTACTTTATCATTGGTTTCGGGTGGCATATTTTCACAAGGCCATTCACAATAATCGAGTAAAGTTCCGATGACAAAGGCGTGAACATTTTTTCTCATTTCTTTTCTAACTTTTTCCTTACCTCCCTCTCTTACTCTAAACTCGACATCTTTTAATTTAACATAATCCGCGTATAATATGATTCTACCGTCATACTGTACGGAAAATGTTTTTTTATGTAAGTTATAATAAACCATAACTTTAAGACCAATAGGATTAATTACCTCTTCTTGTTCAACAACTAACCCCATACGAGATTTTATTATATTTAATTCTTTTATATGTTTCTTTTTCATAATCCTCTAAATTCATTATCATTAACAGGTGATGCAATAATACTACGATAAAACGGCTTGTAACCCCCATAAGTATGCTTATTATCACTAACAACTCTACCGTCATTAACAACTGAGTAATATCTTACTCTGGACTCAGTTTCATAGTACCCGATATAATCACCATATTCTATTTCAATATCTAAGTCATCTAAAGTGTCTTGATATACGCCAACCTTTAAATTACCAGGTTCCATTTGTGACATACTACTTTGTCCGTAATTTTGATTTTCGGGTTGCTCTACCTGTACATATCCACGAAACTCCACAGGCGGATGAAACTTTATACCATCCTCAACAGTTTCTCCGTAAACATCATCAGTTTTAGTTTTTTGCTTATCAACTCTATAAAGAACAAGTCTAAAGTTCATATCCCCCTCAAGCCATTCACGACCCATC